ATGGCTTCCTGCCACATAATACTGCGGAACTTCACCCTCGTTGGGCTTCATCTTCTTTTCCAGGAAATCGACCGTGAATTTCTTTTGGAGCAGTGCATCACCCTTGTATTTTTCATTCTGAAGGATGCTGGCGATCGTGGTCTTGCTCCATGTCTGCTTGCCACCCGGTGAAGGGATGCCCAACTCTTCCAGGTACTTGCAAATGCCCATCGGAGTTTTGCCCTCAAGGAAAAGTCTGTAAATCAGCCTTACAATCATTGCTTCGCTCTCCACAACCGCAGGCCGTCCGTCCTCGCCCTTTTCGTAGCCAAGGAAGCGTTTGTATGGAAGGTGTACTTTGCCATCGGAGAAACTCTTACGCTGTCCCCAGGTGATGTTTTCGGAAATGCTCCGGCTTTCTTCCTGCGCCAACGAGGACATGATGGTAATAAGCAGTTCGCCTTTGCCGTCAAAGGTGTAAATGCCTTCCTTTTCAAAGTAGCATTCCACGCCATTCTCTTTTAGCTTTCGGATGGTAACCAGGCTGTCGACCGTATTTCTTGCAAATCGGCTGACCGACTTGGTAACGATGAGGTCGATTTTGCCAGCCAGGGCATCTGCAATCATCTCTTTGAAGCCTTCACGGCGCTTTGTGTTCGTGCCGGAAATGCCTTCATCACCATACCCTCACCAACGGAACGAAGGAGCATTAAACCGCTCCAACAAATTTGTAATAAATCGTAATCGTCTGTTCCTTGTTCTTTTTACCTTGCTGATTTTTATCCTCGCTGATTGTAATTTTATCAATCAATGCAGTTAAAGTTTGTCTGTCAAGTGATGTAATGTTTGCGTACTCTTTTAACAGCGCAATAAATCTTGAAACGTCTGTCCTGTTTTCTTGAATTGCACAAACTTCATCTTCCAGTGTATGAACTGTTTCTGTAAGTGTTTGTTTTTCGTTCTGATAATCTGTGATAAACACCGAAAATAAATCATCCGGTATTTTTCCGCTTAAATTGTCCTCGTACACTCTTTTTATTCGAGCGTCCATTTTTTCCAGACGTTTCTTTGCTTGTTTCAATTCCTTTTTGGCTTTGGCAAGCTGTTTTTCTTCCGCAGAACATTTCACAGAAAGAATTTCCTGAATGGCTTTTCCCTCGTCTTCTTCAATCAACTGGATATATACTAAAAAAGTGGACAAGTAAGATAT